TGTCGTGAGCTTTTCCAGCACGGAAGGTATGTGTTTGAGGAGCATGTGCCTAGGCTGCGGAACGTCGCACAACTATTTGGTGCATTCGATTTCATGTCACCCAGCTCCTTCGACTTTGGTCACCACCAGAACAGGTGGCTGATGTCTGGATTGGAGGCGTCGACTGAGAAAGATTCACGCGAAGTGGAGGTGCTGACGGAGTAAGTCACCGCAGACTATAAATGCGGGCCAGCCTGCGCGGGCTTTAAACGCGTGTTTCGCCTACCCGGGCGTAAAATGGGTAATGGTGCTTCGTGCATCTGACCGTTGGGTTTGGGTCCAAAAACCATCCCCCTGCAATATTGATTACCACCAGTGGACCAAGATGAATGATATGGTTAACCGGCGGCTTATTGTTTGTGCACTTGCCCCTCGTGGCAGACCCCTATTTAGGGGAGATATTTGTGCTTGTCATTTTCATTCAAACCTCCCTATGCTTGATGCTGCTATGGGTTGTATACTGCATTGCCACAACAACTACACCACAACTGTCATCCGCAAAGCAGTCGGCGATATCTGCTACAGAGTCCCATGAGACCCTTGGTTTCACGGACAGCACTATGGGTACTAGTGTGGGTTTCACCACCCGTAACGACCCTACACGCGAGGCAATGTTTAGTGGTGCCGACCACTCCCTTGCGGCCTTTTTCGCTAGGCCCATCACCATTGCTACATACACGTGGACTCCACTGCAGGCTGCCCCTTTTTCCGCGGTAATTGCTCCGTGGTCTTTGTTCTTTGGCAACAAGCGTGTCATTAATCGTATCAACAATTATGCATCTATGACTGCACGCCTGCATGTGAGGTTTCTCATTAACGGGAATGGGTTTTATTATGGCCGGTTGATGGCCGATTATCACCCATTGCCCGCGAGTGACACTACCTCCAGCGTGAACACTCTTGAGCCGCGCAATGCCATCGCTGCGTCCCAGCGTCTCAAAGTGTTCATCGACCCATCAGACTGCTGTAGTCAGCAGTTGGACTTGCCTTTTGTGCTACCTACGGAC